CAGAACGTCACCAACGAATTCAGAAAGTTGAGGATCAGACTCTTGGTCTACCGGATTAACCCTGAAATTTGACCTCGATGTGCGCTGAAGTCCAGATACGTGCATCTCATATATTCGCATAATCGGTATATGCAACGGATCACGGTTCTGCTGCTTAAAGTAATCATACTCTTCTGTCGTCCAAGGTCTATCGGCTAATGCCTCGTTAACTTGAAGCTGGCGACGTAAGAAATCACGATATTCAATGTTACAATGATTCCAAACCTGCAATAGTTTGGCTACTGTTTTTTCATCATTAGTAGGACCATAACTCGTGCGAGGATCATACGGCTGATTGTCGTCAGTCCATAGTCTCATTATGCCGCCGCCGCACTGGGTGGTTCAAGTGCCCTACCGTATGCAGCAGGATCATAATACTGAGGATTCATTGCCAGAAAATATCTAATACAATCCATATAGTGTTTATATAACTCCTGCGGTTTCTCAGAAACAGCATCAGCTCCCTCCCGGTCTGAAGGCAACTCATTACGGTAATTCAATAGTGCTCGGTGAGTGTTCTGACACAATTCCGTTAAAAACATTCCAGGGCTATTACCCTTCGTAATCTTCCGATTCTTATCGTAATAAAGCAGTTGTCGTATAGACTTATGACCCGCGTGAAGCTCACCCTGATCGTCTTTCTCAGGAACAACTAACCGAAACTTCGGGAATGATACATCTATCTTGTTGATTGCCTTATTGAACATCTCTACTACTTGTACGTGGCTGTCGCGATAAGTCTTACGACCGAAATGAGGATCCATGCCTAAGCCACCAACGGGTAAACCAATGTGTTTAGCCGTGGTAATCATCTCTCGCATAAGCACTTCAGGTTCGACTGGACCTTCACGTATCAACTCCGCAGGTTGCCCTTGATATCTGCCCTTAATATAATTCGGAGACTCGTCGATCAAGTAAAAAGTCCCGTCAGGCACTACCACCCAGTACTGTAGAAAGTCCGGTCGTGCATCGTGTGGATCACAAGAGATGTAAAGAACACCCATCAATGGTCTGTAGCCATCAACCCACCAAGACCACCCAGATGGATTAACAATGTGTACAGTAGGATCATAGTTCGGGATGATATTACGATATGTCAGAATAAAGTCACCAAATACTCTCGCCCTGTATTCAAGCGGATCTCGCTTCAAATCTTCAACAATACGATCAACCTCAGTATCCGGGAGGTAACCACCATTTGACACAGCATTGTCGTAAATACTCATCTTGAAGTAATCAACATTATTAAGTGTTTTAAGCGTCGTACCGCCCTCAAAGAACGTTTGCCACATCCAGTTAGCACCCTCAAGCGGTGTCAGGTCAAATATCTCCCGTAATCCATACTTGGAAGTACCTATCCTGATAGAGTTCTCGTTACGGATTGCTTCAGACACCGGCTCGCCGTACAGAATTAAATCACGTGGAACAGAAGCAAACATCCCCGGATCTTGATGACAGCTTTTGAAATCAATCAAAGACCACCAGCCCTTACCTCGACACTCCCAGAAATCATCATATTTACCAGATTGATTGCGAACACTACGCTTAATCGAACCCGGTGGCAATTTGAGTTTGAGTTTCGTCTGTATAACTTCACGAAGAGCATCGGGATGGGAGATAAACCTGCACAGAAATGGATCATTGACGGTGGATGGACGGTATTTGCCCTTAACCGGATGAGTACCAGTGACAGCCCAAGCTCCCTCGGATAAACTGGCTTCGGACTTGCCTGACCGGTTTCCACCAGAAAGAACTATAATTGGCTTTGTGGAATAGTGAAAAGGCTTCTGTCCACGATGTGGTGTATAATACCGCATCGGATACAGCAAACGGTGAGCACCACGGACAATGCCTTCTACGTGCGACCGCTGGAGAGCCATTTTGGGAAGCATCTACTCAACAGTAAACGCGAAGGCTGTTGCATCAGAGCTAAGCGGCGTAGCATTAACTGACCAAGAGATCTCGCCAGCCTTAGTTGCGCTGGTGGTTATTATTAAATAGTTATCACCAGGGGCTAAACGAATTCCTCCCGCCTGCGCTCCCGCAAGCGGTACTTTCGCTGCACTATTAACCATGGCATCAACAAACGTCCCAGTGATGAGATACCACGAATTTTTAGCATCGGCGTCAATGTCAAGGTTGGCGCAAATATCAGTAGTTGTACCAGCATTCACTATTGAAAGTTTAGCGTTGTTTGCACCAGTACCTATCACCGTAGTAACATGACCAACAACTTCGTTGATTAGCCATGGACCCTGGAATATAAAAAGAGTATCAACGTGGTCTGAACCAGGTAATGGTTGATCATAATTGGTTATTGTTACCGGATTTCCTTGTTGCCCAAGTCCCTCAAAGACCAACAGAAACGGATCACCGTTGTCGTAGTTGGCACCAGCAGACACAGTCGTAAACGTGCCAGTGGCAGATACATAGTCAGTAATGTCAACTACTGTTCCAGCAGTTGTGTTTGTCCCACCGGTCAGTAGATAGACTTTCCAACCCTGATTATAAGCGTCATCGCCTCTTCCAGCGAAGTATGGACACGCAAACTGTGTCGCCCCTGAAAGATTTCCTTCCATAACACCCCATTGGACGGGACTAACCGACGTACCATGCAGGTCGTTACCGTACATTTCTCCAATAATTGGAGTACTGGGCTTTGAAGCTAACGCCGGACTTACAATCAGCATTGCCAACATTGCGAAGATTAAAAACTTACGCATTTGAAATTTCCTCCTTATGTAAACACACTTTGATTTAACCCTTGTTTTCAAGCAAGTTGCTGTCTTTGCCGGGTAACTCCCCGCTTGCTTCCATTTCCTCCATCACACGCATTATGACTGCTGTAAAACCAATATCACCATCAATATCAACTTCCTTCCGGTCATGCCATTCTTTTGATGCCCTGTTCTTCAAATAGAATATCTGAGCGTTAATCATTGGATAAACATATTTTGTAATCTTAACAACCTCCTGCTTATCTTTATTAACCCTGATAATGGCATCTTCTTCGTAGTAATGACCTGTTGCGGACTTAAACAACGCATTCTCAACCTCTGCAACTGCTCTATCTTTGCCATTCTTCAAGGCATCTAAAAACTCTAAATGTTCGTTCTTCCAGTTATTAATCGTAGCTACACAAACTCCGAACACTTCAGCTAGATCTTCATCAGTTGCACCTTTTCTGCACTTAGCTAAAGCAATACCAGGAAAGCTTTCATCATATTTACTATTTCTACCAGTCTTTTTCATAATACTTTACTTACTCACTTAATTACTCTTGGTTTAGTTATTAATTAATTAAAAAGCGAAACTCGTTGAAGAGTCTGGCATAAATAAGCACACCAAGTCATAGCTAAACAACGCTATGGACACTCAGGGACACTTTAATTTTTTGTTAAGTGCATAGATATAGTATTAATTAACAACAGTTTTGAAAAAAATCTTTCGATTTTTGGGGTGTACTTTTTGAAATGGGTTGATTTTAGGGTCAGATTTATACAATTATTTGACAGGATTGAATTTGCGCTATGTGGCTCTATTCTCGTATTTGCTTTGATGGCGCTTCTGACTGCAAAGTCGTTGCCATTGAAAAGCAGGTAGGGATGAATTTCAGACTGGAATGGTGTTAAATAGGATGTAAGGTATGATATTATAATTGATTGTAAGAGTATACATTTTATTCGACGACTACACAAATTAGTGTAATTTGTGTTGACAAGTCGCAGAATACCCTCTAACTTGATAGGTAACCATCACGTCGGGCAACCGGCAATCATTACCTTACTAAATTAGGAGAGTGACATGAGAATCTACCGGAGCAACTCAATGGATTCCGAGGTTGCACACATCTGGATCGAGGAAAACTCTGGAAAAGTAATCGCAGAATCCTATTGGGATAATGCGGGTTTCGAGCTTGACGACAGCGAGCTTGTATCAGATGATCGCTGGCGGAGGGTGGTGGAAATTCGCCCAGACATTGTTGAGACTCACCCCGAATTAGAGAATGCGGTCGGTAAGGCGGAAGCGGAGTGGATACGATCCGTCCTGGACGACAGTTTGAAAGGAGCTTGAATTGAAAAACACATGGACACCAGAGCGTGTCAGGGCGTTACGCCAGGCGCTGGAGCTGACGCAGGAAGAGCTTGCCCGCAAGCTAAACCGGCGTTGTGTGTCGAACACCATATCGCTATGGGAGCGCGGGGCAGCGTCCCCGTCGCATTTCTATAGGGGGCAACTGGAAAAGCTTGAACGTAAACTA